ACAGAACTGATGATCTGTAATGGCGAATATGCGCTCTGCGCTGCGTCTGGCTCCACACCTACTGGCAAGACGATAACGGTGAAGGGCAAAGTGTTTCAAGAGGGGATGGCAGTCTGCCCTGTTCTTACGGGCCGCAGCGTAGCTAACGGTGCGCTGATGAATAACTCATGTGATGCTCCTCCCGGCAAAGTTTGGAGCCTGTTTTCTACCGTCAGCGAAGCGCCACAAGCACCTAGCTGGGCGGTTGCGCCACTTGTGAAGAGATCCTTCATACTTGGCAAAGATTCTGGCATGAGCAATATGTGGAGTTTCATTTGCGTCAAGCAAACCAAACTGGTCAACGGGGCGCAGCTTGCCTCTTGCTACGGCCCGATCAACGAATCGCCCTTTACAAATGGACATATCAAGCCGGGATCGACAATCATTACCGATGCTCCGGTTGGAGTGTTAAACCCCGTAGGCGGAAACTTCTAGGAGACTATTATGGGCTTTCTCAGGAAACGGTTTGGCGAACCCTCGACGCTTGCTGGTCTGGGGATTCTGTTTGCCATTGGCATCCCGATGGTTCCCCCGCAGTATCAAATGCTTGTGCAGGGTCTGGCGGCTGCACTGGGTCTGGGTGCGGCTGGACGGGCAGATCCGGGTAACAAGTGACCCCTCATTTCACCCTTGCTGAACTAACCCGTACCGACCACCGGACACTCGACAACACTCCAGACGCAGACGCATTAGCCAACCTGCAAAGGCTGGCGGAGTTTCTGGAGCGGGTCAGGGAGGTTCTGGGCGATAAAATGGTGATGATTACGTCTGGATATCGGTCAGCCGCAGTTAATGCAGCCTGTGGAAGCCGCGAGAGCAGCCAGCATCGCGTTGGCTGCGCGGCTGACATCCGAGTGCCGGGGATGAGTCCTGACGCTGTGGTGAGGGCGGTGCGGGCCTCTGGGCTGGCCTATGACCAGCTTATCCGCGAAATGGATAGCTGGACGCATCTGAGCATCCCCCTGCTGACTGCGGCACCCCGCAAGATGGCTTTGATTATTGATAAAACTGGGACTAGGGAATTTTCATGACCACTGCCTCTGTAATGACCTATGATTCTTTAGTCGAGAATATCCAGTCATATCTGGAGCGCTCTGACGACGCAACCATTGAAAAAATACCTCTTTTCATTATGCTGGCGGAGCAAATTATTGCTTCCCAGATTAAGTTCTTGGGCAACATGACTGTGAACACCAGCACAATGGTGATAGGTCAGCCGATCATTGACAAGCCCGCCCGCTGGCACAAGACGGTCTCCATGAATGTCACCGTATCGGGCGAGAAACAGCCTGTATTGCTTCGCAAGTATGAGTACCTGCGTGGGTACAACCCAGACGCAACGGTGACTGGCGTGCCTGCCTATTACGGCGACTACGACTATACCCACTGGCTTGTTGCGCCCTCCCCAGCCGTAGCCTATGAATTTGAGGTTCTGTATTACGAGCGGATCCAACCGCTTGACTCTTCTAACCAGACCAACTGGTTCACCATCTACGCCCCTCAGGCGTTGCTCTACGGGTCGCTGTTGCAGGCCATGCCGTTCCTCAAGAATGATGATCGTATGCCTATGTGGCAACAGAACTATGACCAAATAATCCAGACGCTAAAGGCTGAGGATTTGCAAAGAATCGGTGACCGTCAATCGACGGTTCTCGACACATAATTGGATACTTGACCATGAGTTACAACTCGCCCTTCACCGGTAACGTCATCCAGCCAACGGATGTTTCATACAGCCGAATTACGCTGACAACGGACTTGCAGTTGACTTGGCCTATCAACGGCACAACTGCTGACGACGCCGCCGCCCGCATTATGGAGGTGTCAACAGCCTCCACGGCAAACGAGTTGTGGATGCCGCCTGCCAACCAAGCGTCGGTAGGTCAGGATGCCCTGATTCGCAACGTCGGCTCTGTCTCTGTGACGGTCAAAGACTACACAGGCGCAAACACAATTGTCACTGTTGCCGCTGGTCAGGCGCAGTACATCTACATCACCACAAATGCTACCACCGCAGGTACTTGGGGCATCATTGCTTACGGTATTGGCTCCTCTGGCGCTGATGCCGCGACCCTTGCCGGGTACGGCCTGCTTGCAATTGGTCAGACGCTGAACCAGTCTCAGCCTGTTACAACCTTCTCCTCTAATTACACCGCACTGACCACTGACCGATCCAACACTTATGTTTGGACTGGCGGCGCTGGCACCCTGACCCTGACCGCCGCCTCTACATTAGGCAATAACTGGTTTATGTTCTTGCGTAACAGCGGAACTGGCGCGTTGACTGCTTCAGGTTCTGGCGGAGACACGATTAACGGATCTTCCTCAATTATTCTTCAGCCGACAGACTCTTGCATTATTGTGTGCAGTGGCTCGACCTTCTACACCGTTGGCTTGGGTAAGTCTACGCAGTTTGCGTTTACCCAATTATCCAAAGCAGTTTTGACTGGGACTTACACCTTAACCGCTTCAGAGGCTTCTAACGTATTCCAAAAGTACACGGGAGCATTGACGGGAAACGTAACAATAATTGTTCCTTCCACGGTGCAGGTGTATTACATCTTGAATGAAACAACCAATGCATTTACAGTCACCATTTCTACGGGGTCTGGTGCTACGGCGGTTTTGACTGTGGGCACCCAAGCAACGCTGGTTTGCGACTCAGTCAACCTGTACAACGCAAACACCATCCTTGCTGGGTCGTCTTCAATCAGCTTGATTAATGGATCCGTTGGCGCACCGTCATTGAATTTTGCTTCAGAAACAACAACGGGTATTTATCGCGCCGCTTCGGGTGAATTCAATACGGCAATTCTTGGCGTTTTGAGATCAACAGTTTCTGCCACAGGTATTGCAATTGTTGGGACTGGAACTTTTAGTGGCGGCGTGCTTGGGGGCACATTTTGACCAAAAAAGTCTTCTCGCTGGACACTCAACCCGGAATTCAACGGGACGGAACCGTTTTCGATGCCAACTGCTACAACGACGGTCTGTGGGTTCGTTTCCAAAGAGGTCGCCCCCGCAAGATTGGTGGTTACAGGGCCATAGTCGAAAATGCTCATGGGTACTCTCGCGGGATGTATGTCAATTCCGTTGACGGGAACAATCAGGTTTTTAACGGTTACAACGCAGGTTTAGAAGTCGTCAACATTGACAACGACGGCATTGGGTCTGGGATAAATCAATTCACATTTACAGGCAGACTCTTAACGCTAAACACGCTTGTTGGTGGCTCTGGATATGTCAACGGTTCGTATACGCTTGTTCCTTTGACGGGCGGAGCAGGATCAGGCGCAAAAGCCAGCATCACAGTTTCTGGTGGTGCAGTCACCGTTGTTACCATTACTAGTTACGGTAACAATTACGTTGTTGGGAACTCATTGAGCGCCTCAAACACCAACCTTGGTGGTTCAGGCTCTGGGTTTTCTATTGTTGTCGCTACGATCACTACCTTCACATCAAACGATTTGAACCTGTGGCAGTTTGATTCAAGTTATGACTCGCAGGGTTCTGGCAATCAATTGTTAGTAGCGCACGCGGGTCTTAATTTAACCCAGATTGACTCAACAGCCGTGTCGCCAGTGTTGGCAGGCTCCATTGCGGGGCTTACTCTGTCCCCGCTTGTAGACTCTACTGGGACAACTCCGACCGGGGACATTATTGAGGTTTCCGGTGGCGTGGTTGTCCTCCATCCGTACATCTTTGTGTACGGGGACAATGGCCTGATCAAAAACTGCGTGGCGGGGGATCCCTACGACTGGAACGGGGCGGACTCCAACGAGACCAACGTAGCATCCACAAAAATCGTCAAAGGTCTTCCTGTGCGTGGTGGGTCAAACGCGCCGTCCGGTTTGTTCTGGGCATTGGATTCTTTGATCCGCGTGTCCTATAGCCCAACCACTATTACGGTTGGCGCAACCTCGTCAACTTTCTACTGGCGCTATGACATTGTTTCTAGCCAGTCTTCGATCCTTTCCAGCCAGTCCGTGATTGAGTACGACGGCGTTTATTACTGGTGCGGATCGGATAGGTTTTTGCTTTACAACGGCACGGTCAAAGAAATTCAAAACACGTTCAATCAGAATTATTTCTTTGACAATTTGAATTACGCACAACGTCAAAAAGTATATGCAACCAAGGTTCCTCGCTTTGGAGAAATTTGGTGGTTTTTCCCATCAGGCGATTCTGAGGAATGCAACGACGCAATAATTTACAACGTGCGAGAAAATGTTTGGTACGACGCTGGTGAAGCCTTGGGCGCGAGCAGATCTGCCGGTTACTTCTCTCAGGTTTTCCATTACCCAATCAATGCAGGCACGACCAAGACTACGCAAGATGTACTCTTCTCTGCATCTATTGCGACAACCAATGCCAGCGCGAACATTACAATCGCCCCTAATAATTTGGTTGCTGTTGGTCAGTTAGTTATTTCGGCTAGTTTGCCGACTAACAGCGTTATAACCGCAATCGTTGCCACTTTGGCCGCGCCTACAGCCGTGTCAGGAGTGTCTGGAGCAAGCACAATCGTCGTTAGCAGTGCTACAGGCATTTTGCGCAATCAGGCGGTGACGGGTACTGGCATAGGGGTTGGGGCTGTGGTTACAGTTATTGCGGGGACAACAATCACCTTGTCGGTTGTGAATAGCGCGACTGTATCTGGGGCGCTTTCCTTTGCTGGTTTGACTGTCACCCTGTCAAAAGTTGCTACAGCCACAACAATTGAGACGGCAACCTTTAACACCGTGGCTGATTTAATCACGTTATGGCAGCACGAAATTGGTACAGATGAGGTTGTGGCGACTGAGTCAAACGCCATTGAAAGTTATTTTGAGACGTCGGATTTAGGTTGGGTTCAGGGCGGGCCTGCCCAGTCCTCCGCTGTCGGGGATAATTTCTGGCTTCGTTTGGAGCGTGTTGAGCCTGATTTTATACAGACCGGCGAAATGACTTTTAGGGTAACGGGTAGATCTTTTGCGCAATCTGAGGACGTAACGTCTGACCCTTATACATTTGATTCAGACACCGGCAAAATTGATATGCGGGAACAACGCAGAGAGATTCGATTGATTTTCAAAAGCAACGTGCAGGGTGGAAATTACCAAATGGGTAGGGTTTTGCTTAGTGCCACCGTTGGCGATGTGAGGCCGTAAAATGGCGATTGCTCTTGTCTATGACCCTCGCTATCACGACTTTGAGTCGTGGGCTTCATTGATGTGCGAGGCATATGCGGGTCAGCAGTTATCAATTCCAAACAAGCAAACAGACTGGAAAGAGTGGGCGGCAAGTCTAAAAGGAATCGATGTGTTTCAGAATGAGGCGATTCCGGGGCCGTATATATTTGAGAATTGGCAAGATTGGGTTGAAGCTGTTGTCGGCGCGGTTAATCCGAAAACCTTATGAACAATTACAAAGTGTCGGGGCTATAGGGAACAAAATGCCATACACATATGACCCCGACAACAATCTGGTTTGGCAGGATGACGCACCCAAGGCGGATGACAATTCTCTTGAGGGGGTGCTGTCTAGATACAACCAGAGCAATTTTGACATTGGCTCGACTGCGGCGCTTATTCGCCAGCTTGGGCAGCAGTCGGGCCTGTCCGAAGAGGAACTGGCCGCAGCCGTCCCGATATTCGGCGACGAACACAGAGCCGCTCTAAACAGCGGCTACACCGAAGGTTCAAACTACAACGCAATTGCTCAACGGGCGGTTGCAGATGCCCTGCGGACGCGGGGTACAGACCCATCGCGCTTCAACCAAGCCACACAAGGTTTTGTAGACCAAGGCACAAGGCAGGCGCAGCAACGCTGGCAGGCCACGCAGGAAGATGACGACGGTCTGTTTGGGGATCTTGGCCCTCTTGCTCAACTTGCCGCGTTGATTCCCGGCCCGCAACAACCGTTCCTGCTGGCAGCGAATGCGGCAAACAGCCTGAGCCGAGGGGACTTGATTGGTGCTGGAATGAACGCTTTTGGAGCCTATACAGGCTTTGGCGATGCTGGTGGTTCATTGGGCGACTATCAAAGTTTTGTGGAGCCGGGAACTTCGTATGGAGATTATCAAAGTTTTGTAGAGCCGGGAGTTGCAACTCCTTCTCCGTTGGAAACTCAGATCCCTACGTCTCCAGAGCCGGGGGTAACCCCTCCAGTTGCGGAAACCCCGTCTCCATTGCAATCGGTAAAAGATTTTGCATCGAATGTTTCTGATGGATTAAGTTCTGCAAAATCTTCAATCTTAAATCCTGTTATGGAAACCCTTAAAGAGGCGGGAATCCCTTCTGAAATTGTTCAAAGGGTGCCCGCATTAGCTTCCAAAGCGGCACTACAACTAGCGACCACTGGCGACGTTAACCTAGAAAACTTGGCGGGAGGAGAACTTAGCAATCTTGTTGGCAGTGGCATTGCCGGTGAGACTGGCTCCAACCTGCTAGGCAAGGTTGCATCGAATGTTACAAATAGTGCAATTCAAGGCAGAGACCCGTCAACAGGATTGATGAATCTTGGAATAAACGAGGGCGTCAATGCGGCGGTTGATTATGGCTCTGGTTTATTGGACAGGATTCCCAAAGTGGAGACTCCTGAAGACACTTCTGTGCCTTTCCAAGAGTCCGCTATTGTTGAGCCTCCTGCCAAAGAAGATGAAACTATCGGTGGCTTGAATGTCGTAAAAAATATATTGCCAGCAGGAGTCGCATCTGGCCTTATTAAAAGCAACCTAATTGGATCGTTGAACAAACCCTCTGGCGGGGTAAAAGCAAGAAGCCCAATTTCGTTGCCTCCAAGGGTGGATGTATCAAAATTAATTCGCGTTTCAAAAGCACCAGTTAAACCTACTGCGCCTGTAGGCAAATTAAAGCCATATACAGGAATCAGCGGTCTGACGTCACTCCTAAAAAAGTCGGGGTAGAGCATGGCTATTCTTCAAAAACGCACATCATCTAAACGCCTTCCAAGTGCGGGGCAACGTGCGCCGTTGAATAGCGTTATTCAGCCGAAGCCAAGGACATCGCTGGCAACCAGCCCTTTAATTTCGGCAAAAACTACTTTGCCAAGAACCATTACAACGTCTGGGACAAACGCGCCTGTTGCGAATCGGCCCGCGCTGTCGTCAATAACAACGTCGGGCACGAACAAGCCTGTTGCAAATCGTCCAGTGATATCGCCAATAACGTCTGGCGCAAAGATAACAATGCCCAGCAACACGGCCACAAAATCGATCCTTAATAAAGCTGGGTCGTCTGGGTCTAATAGCGTGACTAGCAAGCTAATCAATACTGGCGCTAACGCTCTGATAGGCGCTGGGACAGGTGCGCTGATCAATAAACTTTTTGGCAAGCCAGTTGCAAAACCCAATATTGGAAAACCCGCTGAAAAACCAAAAGCTGGTGAGCCATCTGCTGGCGTAGCCAAGCCGCCCCCCGTTGTTGTAGCAAAAACGGATGAGCCAGTAACAAGCGTTATCTATGATGACAACGAGCCTTTTGACGAGAGGGGAAATTTGAAAGAGGGTTGGGCAGAAAACAATGAGGATGGAGGCTATTATCGTAAATTGCCAACGAATAAATTAGATAGCAAGCCAGTCATAACCCCAGCAGTTGTTGCCAGCGCGGCAACAGAGCCGCAACTCATGGAAGACGTAATGGGGAACGTCTGGACGGCAAATGCTGACGGCGGATACACCTTGTATTCTAGTAGCGAGGGGCCGTCAAATGAAGAAACCACCTTTATTGACCCAAACACTGACGAAGTTTGGAATTTGGCTGAAGATGGGAAAACGTGGACGACGAAAAGCGGAGAAAGTTTTGTTGATAATTCCGATGTTGTGGACGAAGGTAAATACGACGTCGCAGACAATTATGACTATGCTGAAGATGAAACAGCAAAGCGAGGGGGTTTAATTACTATGATGAAGCATGGCGGCGTTGCGAATTACGCGGGTGGGGGTGGTGCTTACTACTCTGAGGACGATGAAAATGGAAACCGCGTACTTTTTTATGATGACGGATCATTTGAGACGTATGATCCCGACGGTAACTTAATCGATTCGGGGGAGGGTAGGTCAATTGAGGCGGGGGATGCCGTACCTAACGACGGGTATTACCCATACTACGATGACGAACGAACGATTAATGCGGACGGAAGGGGAACCAAACCCGGAGGCTCTGCGCCCCCCCCAACTAAACCTGTTGTTGATACAGGAATTCTAAACACAATCAAAACTGCATTAGGCTCCCCCGTTGGGGCGGCAGGTGCTGGCGCTTTGTTGGCGTCAATATTGGGTTCAGGCTCCAGTTCAGGGGGGCAAAACCAAGGTCTTGATATGTCTAAGGTGGGGGTCATCAACCCGCGCACTACGGACTTTGGGATCGGGCCAGCCAAATACGTTGGGTATGAAGACTACGGGGTCGCGCCAGACCAAGGCTATGTCCCCAACGAGGAGTTGCTGCGGAACCTGAACGCTCCCGGCTATAACCCGGTGAACGAGGGTGACTACGGGAACGCGGAGCCTGTTAAGCCTATGGCGGCAGGGGGGCTGTCTGCAATGGCCCCACAGGCCACCCAGACGCACTACACGTTCGGCACGCCCGTTGACCCATACTCGACCCTTGGGCTGCGCCCTGCGCCCGTTGCGGCGGCTGTAGACCAACAGCAAATGATGCCCCAGAATCCCCCGCAAGGATCCCCCATGCCGCAGCGCCAAGGCGGAATGCGTCGGGGCGGTCTTTCTAGCCTGCCGATGGTAGAGGGCCGAGTGGACTACCGTGGCGGCGCGTCCGTGCATGGGGAGGGTGACGGGCAGTCGGATGATATTCCCGCGATGCTGGCGGACGGCGAGTATGTAATTGATGCGGAGACGGTAGCGCAGATCGGGAATGGCTCGACCAAGGCTGGAGCCAAGGCGCTGAACAAATTCCGAGAGAATATCCGTGCCCACAAGCGCGGTGCGCCAATTGATAAAATACCCCCCAAAACCAAGGCGTTGACCTCATACCTTAAGGGAGCGTAATAATGGCCTCACTATTTCAAGGCGACCCGCTGCCTGCGGTTACAAAGACAACGGAGTCGCAACAGACGGCTCCAGAGTTTTACACGAACTACCTGCAAGACGTTGCCAATTTAGGTCAGAACGCTGTCCAGCAGGGCGGGGTGGCAGGCTTCAGTCCCCTGCAACAGCAGGCGTTCCAGATGGCCCCAGACGTTGCGTTTGCGGGTCAGGGCAGTCTGGGTGCAGCGTCCAACTTACTAGGTCAGGCAGGCTCTACAACCGTTCCTGACGTCATTGGCGACTACATGAACCCCTACACATCCAGTGTCGTGGATGAGATGGGTCGCCTGCAAAACAGAAACATCCGCGAGAATGTCATGCCTGCGTTGGGTGGTGCTGCTGTGGGTTCGGGCCAGTTTGGATCGCGCCGCCAGCAACAGATCACCGGCAACACGTTGCGCGATATGCAGGCCGACTTGACGGGCAGGCAGGGGCAGTTTCTGCAAAAGGGTTACACGGACGCTGGCACGCAGGCGCAGACTGATTTGGAACGTGCAATGCGATCTGGTCAGGCATTCACCACGCTAGGTCAGGAGCAGCAGCAACTGGGTACGGGTGGCCTGAAGACCATGTTCGATTACGGGACTGCGCAACAAAAGCAGGGTCAGGCGTTGCTTGATAATCCTATGGCACAGGCTCAGCAGTTTGCAAAGCTGATGCAAGGCTACCAGCAACCGATGGGCGAAACTAAGCAAGTGACTGGCCCTGATGCTGGATCTTATTCAGCCAGTCCCCTGTCTCAGATTGCTGGCTTGGGTACTATGTTTGCTTCGCTGTTCCCCAACACCAGCGCAACTGATGCACAAAAAGCATACTACGAAGCATTGGCCGCGAATGCTAAAAACACAGGCACCACAACACCCAAGTTAGAAATGCCGCTTCTAGATAAAAGAGTAGGAGCAAAAGAAGGCGGCTCAATTACCAAACGAGGGATTCGGATGGCCAGTGGCGGGATGGCTCCCGTCGATGCTGAATATCACGACGGCAACGGTAATTTCTACGATGCTGACGGCTACTTAGTGGAGCATTGAAATGGCAGACATAGTAGGCGGACTTAATCAAGCCCAAGCTAGGCCCCCTATCCAATCTAATACGGACGTTGTGCAGGCAGAAATCATTGAAAAAGACAAAGAAGCCGCACCCAACATTGCGACCCGTGCCCTAGAAGAGCGCCGCCAGCAAAGCAAATTGCTTAACCTGCAAATTGAGATGCTCAAGGCAAACCTTGACGCTCGCATGAATCCGCCTTTTGATTCTACGTTGATGAAGACAGCGGCGGGGTTCCTTAAGCCAACCAAAACCGGTTCGTTTGGGGAGTCTCTTGGCTATGCGGCAGAAGGCGCTGCGGATGAGGCTGAAAAGCAAGTTGCTCGCAACGCAATTACCGACAAAATGCGTTTGGAGTTGATGGATAAACAACAAGGCATTAGTCAGCAGAATCTAATTTCAGAATACTACGCAAATCGCCTTGGTCTTGGTTCTTCTGGAACGCCGAGAAATGCACCTCTTGCTGGTGGCGCTCCGTCTCCCGCTGGAAGCACTCCGCCTCTTGCTGGTGCTATACCTCAAGCGCCAGTTTTGAAGGCTGGGCAATTGCCTCCCAGTGTTGCCGCGCCTGCTGATAGGGTTGGCCCAACTGGCGGAGCAATGGAAATGAAACCCGTCACGGACAGAGACATCGCTGAAGCCAATTTCCTTGATCCAAGCGGTAGGCTGGCAAAGGACTTGATAGAGCAAGCAAAACTCCAGCGCGAAGACATTATTATGATTGATGGTAAACCTTACCAAAGGAGCCAGAAGCGCTTCTTGGAAGGAAGCCCTGACACAATGGTTGAGCGTGACTTTGGTGTATACATTGGAAGTAAAAAAGTTCCAACGTGGTTTGCTAAACAATACGACGACGTTAAAAACGAAGCTATAGCAACAAACAAACCAGAATTGGTGTTTGAGTTTTTTAAGAAGTACGATATGTTGCAGCCATCCAAGGCTAAGGATGCGTCTGGCAACCCTACATACGAGACGCCTAAAGAAAGGGAAAACCGCGAACTAATTGTTCAGGAACGCTTGAAGGCCCAAGTTAGCGAAGAGAAGGGCCAAGTATCAATGCTGGAAACAAATGCAAATATTGCTCGCTCCACAGAAAATATTACAAAAGATATTCGCTCATTGGCTGTGTCGAACAAGACCGCTTTTGATTTGTTGAACAACCCCGGCATTGCGGACGCTGTCAAACGCGCAGCAGAAAAGGGAATTACCATTGGAAGTTTAGGCAACTTCAGTATTCCTATGCGAGAGTTGGAAAGTTACAAGCTGTCTCAAAACGACCGTGAGGCGTTGCAGTTGTTGGCGCAAAAGATGTCGCAGTTGACGGTGCAATTCCGCAAGTCCGCTCGCGCACCCGGCGAGGGGGCCACCACAGAGAGCGAAGGCCGACTTTACGCAGATTTGGGCGCGTTGCCGAGCGACACCGCAAAAGTCATCATCCTCAAGATGGATGCTCTGGAAGAGAAGGCGAAGGTTGACCAAGCCATATTTAAGGCGTGGTCAAAATTCAGCAAAAACCCAGAAAACTCTTATCGCGAATTCCAAGCGTCTGGGTATGAGAAGGGGACGGAACTCTACAATATTTATGCGGATTACGATTCTACTCTTGAGAAAATGCGCCAGAATAATTCTGACGTATTCCGCACTTCTCCTAAATCTACTAATGCTGCAAAGCCCGGTGAAAAAGCCGTGAAGCCCGGTGAATCCTACTCGGAAAGATTAGAGCGCATTGAAAGAGAACGGAGTAAAAAATGAATGACAAAATATTCCGACAACTAACTCCAGAACAACAAGACACGGTGATGAAAATTACCGCTGAATCTATTCGTCAAGGCATAAATCCTGATCTTGTTAATGCCATTGCTTTTACAGAAAGCAATTTCAGTCATTTTAATAAGGATGGCATTAAAACGTCTCCAGCCGGGGCAAGGGGCGTGATGCAGATCATGCCTGACACAGCAAAGCTGTATAACAAAAAGTTCAATATAAATATAGACCCCGATGATGAAGACAGCAACATTATGGGTGGCGTCACCATCATAAAAGACTTGTTGCAGACGTACAAAAATCCTAGAAATGCTGTGGCTTTGTATAACACCAGTCCCAATGCCGCAAAAACTTTTTTGGAAACATATAATACCGACCCAGACAAAGCAATATTGTCTTTGCCTGTAGAGACGCAACGCTATTCTATTTCTGTCGGAAAAAACTTTGATTTGAATGACGACAAAAACACTGGGTTTTATTCCCCCCCTACGGGAAATGAACGAATTGTGCGCGGTCAAGATCCGTCAGAGGAATCAAGTGCTGGAGACAACAACGACGAAACAACGCTTGAAAAAGTCAAACGTATTTACGAAGAAAACAAAGACAGCATGGTTATCCCCGCCGCTGCCGCTGGAGCCGCCAAGGGATTAGTTGAAAAGATCTTCACGGATCCAAGCGCGAACATGATGGCGGTTGGCGAGATGGCTCCAGAAGACGTCCGTGTTTTGCAGCAGAGGGCGCGTACTGCTGAGATCCGTGCGCAAGAGATCGTTGATGAGATTGTTAACAGGCGAGCCAGTGGTGTATCTGTTGCTGACTTAGAAGACGAGTTTCGTTTGCGGCAAGCTGCGGCAACTCAAGCAGAACAAGAACTGCGCACGGCAACAGAAGAGTCAAGGCGTTTGAACAGAGCGCCTGCGCCAGTAATTTCAGAGACTGGAGCGCCTGTAGGTGCAACAGAATCCCGCGTTGGTCGAGCAAGTGGCCCAAAAATTGAAGGCGACTCAGGCACAAGAAATTGGATGATTCAGGAGGCGGGTCAAAAACACCAGTTGCCTGAAATTATCCTTGACATGGCTACTGGAAAATCAAAAGAAAGCCCAACTGGTGGCAAGGCTTTAATTGACAAAGACCTTGCAAACATAGAAAAAATAAAACAACTTGGCATGGGCAATACTAAGTTGGTTACAACGGAAGGCGGCGCTCAACTGCAACTTCCTCCGCAAGAGACTGAGCGACTTAACGCTGAAATTGCGAATAAACAGGAGGCTCAAAGAATTCAACAACAGTATGCGGCGGAGCAAGCCGAGGCACAGCGCCTTGCGCAGGAGCGACAACTTGCCCAACAAAGACAAATTGCCCAGCAACGTGTAGAGCAGGCGCGTGCAGAAAAAATTGCCGCGAGCCAGCAAGCCAGTCAGGCAAAACAGCAAGCCGCCGCAGCACGCTCACAAGCCGCGTCAGAGACACGCAGGGCAACGACTGCTGATACTTCCGCTCGCGCCGCATCAACGGTCGCGCAGGAGGGCGCAGCAACACAGCCAAGCGCATTGAAGATGATGGCTCGCGAGGCTGGCCGAAGGTTCTCTGAGAAGATGCCGGTCATTGGGAACACCTTGAGCGCGGCTGGTGCTGCAATGTCTGTGGGCGAGGCTGTAGATAGGTATAAGCAAGGGGACTACTCTGGGTCTGTTCTATACGCCATAGAGGCCGCATTAAACGCCGCGTCTATGGCCCCCCCGGTCAATCCCGCGAGTTTGATGGTAAAGGGCGCAGGGGCGGTTGGGAGTCTTGGAATGATCCCAATTGGGATTGCCCATGATTACTTTAAGGGCGTTGGCCCTTGGGCAAAAACCCCGACTAAAAACGCCAGAGGCGGCTTATCAACTATAATGCGGTAGTTTCTTCTTGGAGTTGCCATGCTCCTTCTTAGCCCCCTTGAATGGGGGCTTTTTTTATGCGGTGTGATTGTTTGGGCGCTGGCTCTTGAGAGCCTTGGCAACCTCTCGGTTTAGGTGCCCGACTATTTCAACGCAACGCTCATGCTCTTGCAGGGCAACAGTCTGGGCAACATACGCCGCGACCTTGTTTGCGAACTGAACGATATCAACGTCGTCTGCAAAGATGGCGTCCGGAACTTTCTCGTTGCTTCGGAAATATATTTGCCTAACCGCGTCTTCACTTAGCATATTTTGTTTTCCACGTTTCCCAGCAGACAATGCTTTGCCGAGCGATTGCACGTTGTATTTTGGCTTTGTAGGGGTTCAACTCGCTGTCAAGAAAACTCTCAATCACATCTTGGTTTTGAAGGAAAACTTCATGCACCTGTGCAGTTTCAAGTCGTTCAAAAACCTGTCCGTCGTTAGTGACGAATGCGGTTATTGTTTTCATTTTGAATCCTGATGCGCTACAACTTTGTTTTTTAGAGTCCAAAATTGAAGCAGGTTGACAAACATCTCCCAGCCACGGTCTAGGTCTTCCGCGCTCCACTCGCGCACTACAACAAGGTCAGGCACGCTACGAGAGACAAAGACGTTGGCACAGCGTGCATTCGGCAATCCTAGGCCAACCCTATACGCTGAGAGTTGCATGAGATGCTCGTCGTATCCATCGACCTTCGCTGGGTTAGAAAACTCCTTGGTCTTTATGTCAGCAACGATGCCTTCCCCGTCCTCAGAAAACAAATCGCACTTACCGCCAAAACCAAGTTCATGTGCGAACGAGCGCTCTGAGATCCATCGTTGTTGGCCAAAGTGTTTGATGATTGCGATGTCGCAGGCTTGGACACTTTCGTTGTGTTTGCCTGTCGGGTTGTTTTCATAGAAGCCTTGAATAGAGGCATGGATATCAGTTCCCGCATCCGCCGCCGAGCGACCCTGTTCTTTGGAATCGTTGATTATTCTATCGATGTATTCCTTTTCAGGTTCGTCGGGGCGGCGGGGAAGGGTGAGCGCGGCAAGCAACACCTGTTGCTGAAGCCACGCCATGAGCGCTGGTTTGGCGGCTACGTTAAGGACGGTAGTCACCGAGGGTACAAGATTCATCACGCGAGCATCACGCAGCGTAGTGTTGCGCATACCGCCCTTCTTGGCCTCCACAGTGTATTGAGGCACGCCATCGCGGGTGTACCAGTGATTCGATTCGCTTGCGCGTATTGCTGGGGTTGTTATTGTCATTTTTCTTAGGCTTCCTAAAAAGAATTTTTTCCTTCGCCATTTTCTTTGTGCCACAAACGGTGACATTTTGGGCACAACCACCTAACCATCATTGGATAAGCGTAATCATCGTGGTGCCCATGTGGCTTTGTTTCCGCTAGGCACGCCCCGCAAATATTTGGTCTGATTATTTTTTTTGTACGCAGGGCATTTGCAATAATCTGACTTGCTGCTTTTTTAATCAGGTTGGATTTTGACCATTTGCGCTTTGCCCTACTACCAGCAGCTTTTCCTTCCTGCGTTGTGCTGTAGTTAAGTCTAGCCTCTACCCTATGCGGTAAATTTGCTCTTTGCCGGTCATAAGCCAATAATTTTTCAATGTTGTCTTCTCTGTATTTTCTAACTTGCCTGCAATAACATTCTTTGCATTTTGCTTGTCTTGGATAAAACAACAATTGATTTTTTTCTTCCCCGCACGCGGTGCATTTTTTCATATCCCCTCCCATTGAATAAATACAGATTGTCTTCTGCGAAAGGGGATATGTCAATACATTCCTTTTAGAATGGAATATCATCCTCCATATCATCGAATGGGCCTGCGGGGGCTTTGGGGGCGCTTGATTTGCCTCGCGATTGCCACTCAGGCGACTTGCCAATCTTCTCCTTGAGGCCGTTGCTGAAGCTGTCAAACAGCGCCATG